TAAAATCAAACGCCTCACAATATCCTAAATCACCTGCGTCTATTGTATCCCATTCGTTAGTGTCGTTAATACCATTAGCAATACAATCCAACATATTTTTTGTTTGAACGAAGAACGCACAATTACCACATAGGGATTTTTTTGCTGCTTCAACATCACCTTCAAACATATCCGCCTTCTTCTTCCAATACTCCTCATTAGGTTCGTTTGGATTTAGTGGGCCGTAGTTTGCTTTATCTATCGCCTTCTGTCTATTACCTAAATTAAGTTCTACATTCTGTGTGCTTTCAGGACATTCAAACTCAAACTTATCACTATCTAATAAATTAAACTTTTCTCTCTCTATTTGTTTTATCTTACTTTCCGCCCAACTTAACGCGGATAGACCACCCCAACTATCATACATCAACTTACCGCAACCATCACCATATCCTTTACTACTTTCTAAATCTACTTTGTGTCTTGATAAATAACTATACATTCTCTTGATGGTGTCTTCACTAATAGGTTCGCCCTTCGCTAATTGATTAACTCGTGCCTTACCCACGGCAGTCCCACAAGAACCCCAACCATTCTTCTCTACATATTTCAACACCGCCTTTGCGTTGTTCTTAACACTATCAGGATAGTCGCGATATGACTTAAACTCTTCTAATTTAGAAAAGTATTTTTTCATCTTTGACTGATGGACTTGTTTAAGAATATTAAACTGCTTCTTCATCTTGTATTGGTTCTACTACATCTATATTATTGAAATGGTCTATTTCCTCAACAGGTGTTGGTATAGATTTTACTTTCTTTTTAGGTTCTTCTATTACTGGCTTACCGTTTATTGAAACGATTTTACCATCTACTATATTTTTAATTTCCATATTAATTTCTTTTAATGTTTCTCGCTATTGATTTTATTTTTCTTAATTCTTTCTCCTTATCTATCCTTCTAATATTTGATGTTGCTATTGTTGGTGATATTAGTTTCTTTGTATCCTGTTCTGTATATGATGGGAGACCTGATGTGTTTGGATTGCTCATTTGAATAATTTATATAGTATGTTATGTTTATAGTCGTAGTGTTTCATCACCATCTCCGCTATTTGAAAATCAAGTAGGTTGGTAAATCCTTGTAAGTTTCTATAACTCATTATATACTATTTTGTTTTTTTAACTTATGATTTTCTTTCATCAATTCATCAACCATCTTTTGTAGGTCTTGAACTTTTATATTCAACTCACTAATCTCACCTTTAAGGTCGTCAATAATTTGTGTATATATATTTACAGATAATTCAAGATTTTTTAACACCTGATTATCTGTTTCTGCGTTTGTCTTTCTTCTTCCAACAAAGTAACCAATCAAAGTGGTTACAATCGTTATTATAATCTGTTCTATCATCTTTAATTTGTTTTGTTATACTTTATTACCAATCACAACCTGGTGGGTCTGTGTGGTCTAATTCACTATACTGTGTTATATTATTACTCAAACTATTTGGTGTTGACCTGTATGAACGAGTATCTAATTGTATCCCTGAAAAATAATTTACCCATCTTTGAGACCTAACAACTTGATTAGAGTTTGATTGATTGATAAGTGGAAATGAACCAATATTAATTCTTATAAACTCCTGTAATTGTCTTCTGTATATATCCGCTCTGTTAGTCAACATAGAACGAAGAAACTTAATCTCATCAATACCTACTGACCTTCTACCATCACCATCTGTTCCACTTGTAACACCATTATTTACCATCTTCATATAGATTGATAATGTGCTCTCGTGTGCTGCCGTCCATATCAAAAAGTTTCCAATATAGTCCATCAGTTGTGTTTCCATCGGTGTAAGTGGTATTGCCGTTTCAATCTTATCACATAACTCATTATATTGTAAGTCCCCCAATATTTGTTGAACTTGTGTTTGTGCGTAAAAGATATTAGGACGAAGCGTATGTGCGTCAAGGTTTGGAGATATACTCGTTAGAGATGTAAGTTTATCCATACTTACCATTAATACATAATTACTCATATTTTATATTGTTTCTATTTCTTCTTCACCTAAATACGCAGAACATTCTTCTTCTGTTAAACCATATCCTGATTTTAACATTTGTTTTGCCATATCTCTTGTTATTTTATTTTTGGAATATTCCCTAATAATTCTCATAAGGTTTTGATATTCTCTGCCACTCAACTTTTTAAGATTATCATTAATTGACATTTCTGTCTCACTACCAGGTTGTGGTAATGTTGATGTAACCTCTCCCGCTTTTGGTGCGACACCAATTTCACTACCTGTATCTTCAATATCCAAAATAGGGTTTTGTTCTAATACCAATTTAACTTTAACCTTTGTCTTAATAAATATCATTCTTTCTAACTCACCCAAAATTAATCTTTGAACTGGCTTACAAGATGTATTGATAAAGTGATTATAAGATACTAATATCTCATCTTTGTTGCTACCTAATCCTGTTGCTCCTGCTTCTCTAATACCTAATAGTAATGGAGATGTAATTTGATGTGCGGTTATAATATTTTGTGTCACCTGTGATGTTATATTCTCATATAGACCATCTGTTGTTGATGGTGTAATAACATCTACCTGTGGTTTCTGTTCGCTGCTTTCAATAAAGTTTAAGAAGAACTTTTGTCCGTTTGTTCCACCATATATACTTCTTAACTTATCCATTATATCTTGCCTCTCTGTTGCTGGCGGTATTTCTCCCACCAAACTTAAAGCCATAGATGGTGTTAAATTACTTTGTATAGATGATAGATGATGATTAACAACCTCTACCGCTAATTGTAATGATGGGACTGCTGATATATAAGTTGGGTAACCATAATAGAATTGTCCGTTGGGTTCATAATCTTTGTAGTAATAGTATTGTCTTGCGTCTGTTGTATTTTCCATATTGAACGCAGCAACTCTAATTGGTTTATATCTTTGGTCTCTATACCTATCCCAATTCTCACTAAAATAAAAATCTCTTACAATATCATCTTCACCCGCTTTACCACTTCTCCACTTATCTACTGGTGTATGATAAAAGTGTGCTATACCACCATCGTTTGAACGAATTACTTGAAGACCAAATGAACCTAACACCACATAATCTTTTACCAATTTCTTATACAAAGAATATATATCCTCTGTTGGATTAGCAAACATAATTAATTCCTGATGTGCTGGGTCTTCTGTTGTAAGTTCCTTTCCTTGTATCCCGTATATCTTTGATTGTAGACACGCTCTATGAACGGGAACATTTTGAAAAAATACTTGAAATGAACTATATAAATTATTTGTCTCACCGTATTTTACATAGGGTTCGTTACGCAAAATCTCCACATATTGTGGTAGCCTTGCTGCTCCATCAAATTGGAACGCTTCTAATGTTACTTTATTAGTTTTACTCATATACTTTAATATATGTAATTAGTCGTTTATCGTCAATATTTCACCAATCTTATTCAATTTCTTTTCAATATTAGTCGTTTGTAAACCATTCTAATGTGTCTTCGTCCCAATAATAAAAGTTTCCGTCTGTTGGATATGGTATTGGTGCTTCCCATATACAAGTGTCTTCGTTCAATATCCAACTACTATATGGTTGTTGTGTATAGAACGCGTCTCTTTCTCTGTCGTATATCATTCCAATACCTGCGTAATTTTTTCTTATTCTATTATTATAAGATGTTTGTATCCACTCACCTTCTATTTGTTCTATAAAATCTTGTTCTGCTACTATAACTTGAACTACTAAATTATTTTCTATTTTTGCGTAATGAGACATATTAATTAATTTAAGCGTTGTAAAATGAACTACTTAAAAAAGTATGAACTGTAAAAGAACCACTTGTAGTTACTATTCCACCAGAACCAACTTGTGTTCCTGGATATTTTATTATTGCTATACCACTACCACCTGACCTTCCAACAACATTTGTATTTGCTCCCATTCCTCCACCACCACCACCTGTGTTAATTTCACCTGCTGTCGCGTTGGTTGTGTTATTTACTGTTCCACCTAATCCACCACCACCTGGTCCTCCTGGTGTTAATATTGCTGTCGCTCCACCACCTCCGCCACCACCTGCGTAAAATGTTCCATAGAATAAACTACCTGAACCACCTGGTCCTCCTTGTGATAATGTTATTCCTCCTCTTTGTCCTACTTGACTTGCTCCACCTCCGCCACCTCCATTTGAACCACCTGCTGCTGAACCTGTCGCTCCGTTGTTTCCATATATTATTGGAAAGTTTGATGGTATATTTCCTAATCCTGCCCAACCTCCGTTTCTTGTGCTTGCTCTGTGTTCACCGCCACCTGAACCACCATTTTTACCGAAGGGCCCTGTTCCTGATAAACCACCTCCGCCACCACCACCGCCTGTTGCTGTGATTTGACCGAATAAACTATTGTTTCCGTTTCCACCTGGTTGGCTCATAGCACCTACTCCACCTGCTCCAATAATAACTGTGTATGTTGAACCTGAAATTACATTTGTAAATCCATTAAGGAAACCTCCGCCTCCTCCACCACCAGCACCATTAGTTGATGACGCACCGCCACCACCTACAAGTAGATATTCAACTTGATAAGAACCTGCGGGATAGAATGAACCACTACCTTCACCTTCCCAAAAACTAATTGGATTATAATTCATTAGATAAAGTTTTTAACATTATTCATATATAAATTATTACTATCAACTGATATTAAACTTACAACATCAACTGCTGTTGCTCCTGTTGTTGGGACATAAAATGAACCTGATGGTTGTTTAATATTATTACTAAATGTTATTGTTCCTGTTCCTCCATTAGACACAACAAGATTTATTGTTTGACCTGGTGTAATGTTAGACGCTGATACAAATGTATCAACCCCTGTTGGTAATGATAGTGTGAAGAAATTACCATTATTTAAGTTTAATGAAGCTGTATTAGATGTGATTGTTAAACTATTAACTACACCATAAACAGAACCAGATATTTTTAATGAACCTGTAATATTTTCACTATTTGGGTCAAACAATAATGAACCTGTAATTCTTGTAGCACCTTGTGTGATTAATGAACCTGTGATGGTTGTTGAACCTTGTAAAGTATTAGAACCTGTTATAGTTGTAGCACCTCTTAAAGTATTAGAACCAGACATAGATATTGAACCACTCATTACAACTATCGCAGGATTTGATATAAGTAATGAACCTGTAACTCTTGTAATACCATCTAATGTATTAGAACCTGTAATTTGATTTACACCTCTTAATACATTAGAACCTGATGACGCTAATGAACCTGTTATTGATTGACTACCTGATATAATTAAACTACCTGTAATTGATTGTATAGTAGCAATAGAACCTGTTGTAATTAAACCTGCCCCTGATATTGATGGTGATGTTCCTGATGAACCTGATGTTCCACTTGTTCCTGTTCCACCACTCGTTCCTGATGTTCCATCACTTCCTGATGAACCTGATGTTCCACTTGTTCCTGGAACACCTGTCTCACCCCAACTAATCGCAGTCCAATCTACATCTGGATTTGAGGTAAAGGTTGTCCCTTGTGTTACAAATCTAAATCCTGTTGATGATATTGTTGAACCTGATAAAGTTATTCCCCCAAAAATACCACCAGTACTTAACACATTATAAGCTACCGTATAATTTGATGAACCAAATGGTTCTGCGAACACAACATCATAATATAAACCATCACTTCCTCCTC